CTTGCTGAAAGCATTGGGTGACGGCAGCGGTAAGGTGTACTACACTGACGCCACCATCGGCGACCAGTACCCCGTGAAGCTTTTCGGCTTCGAGGACCTGTGGGGTAAGCTGTGGGAGTTCCGTCCCGGCATCCGATTTGAAATGCGCGACGACGTGCGCTATGCTATCGTCTATCCCGGCAATGTGGTGAGCAACACCGCTACAGGCCGTGAGTTCATCTGCTCTCTTACATCTGCCTCCGGCGCCTATGTCAAGAGCATGGAGCTTGGCGAATGGTGGGATATGATTGCACAGAACGTTACGGGTGCAGGTGCTTCCACATACTACACAGACGGATTTTGGGCTGCTACAGGTGGACAGCTGCTGCTCGTCGGGGGTCTCGCGATTGTCGGTGCGCAATGCGGTATCTCGTACGCGAACTCGGATGACGCTTTCTCGAGCTCGAGCACGTACATCGGCGCTCGCCTGGCCTTCTACGGAGAACCGACAATCGTGAGCGGCGCGGAACTGGCTGCACTGGCTGCAGCGTAAGCAAAGCCAGCGCTGACAGAGAAGCAAGAACGAAACACGCCCCGCCTCCGGGCGGGGAAACGAATAAAAGTAATTGAATCAAGAAACAATTTAAGAAAAATTCCAGAGGGAGAGCCTCGCGCTCTGTGAGGCCTTTTCCTCTGCTTGAACAAAAGAACTGATGAAGGAAAGAGAGAATGGTCTGACTTCCTGAACACACAAAGAACACCGCCCGCGCTGCCGATGGTGTGGTTTTCCCACCTTCTGCTACTTCGGCAGGGAACGCAGGGCGCAGGGTCGTGAGGCCCGAAAAGGCAACAAATCGTGGAGCTGCTGAACGTCGGGGGTAACGCGAATAACGGTGCGCAATGCGGTATCTCGTACGCGAACTCGAATAACGCTTTCTCGAACTCGAACACGAACATCGGCGCTCGCCTGAACATCACACTAAAAAATAAGTTATTACGCTGTCCGAAAGGGCACACGGTTGAGCCTGTCTCGATGGAGGGAGAAATCCCGACAGAGCAAACATGAAAGGCGTAGGGTACGAAATAGAATCCCCTCGCGCAAGTAAGCAATGCAGTTGTACGCATATACCGAAAGCCCGTGAGCCGAGAAGTGTAGAAGGCAGACAAAAAAGGTAGTAGTGATTCTCTCTGACTGAAAAAAGTAAGTACGATGGCTGAAGAACTGGCATACAAACGCAAGGCACGTCTGCGTGGTAAGAACCGCAAGGTGCGCATCGCCCAAGTCTATGACATGGGCAACCTGCGTGTTGCCGACCATGAGGCACGTAGAGGCAAGGAAATACACAAGGGAGTCCGCATCTTCGACAAAGACATGGATGGCAACCTACAAAGCCTTCAAGACCAGCTGAAAGCCGGCACCTACCACACCTCGCCGGGCCATGAGTGCGTCCGTCGCTGCCCATGCGGCAAGGACAGACTGCTTCACAAGCTGCCGTACTATCCGGACCATATTGAGAATCATGCGCTGATGCAGGTCATCATGCCCGTGATGGTGAGGGCGTACTACTACGATTCCTCTGCATCTATCAAGGGCAAGGGTATGCACTTCGCTGCCAGGCGGACGAAGAAGTATATCTCCAAGCACCGCAAGCGTGGCCGCATCTATTTTGCGAAGCTCGACTTCGTGAAGTTCTACCACCGCATCGATCAACAGAAAATCTACAATGAGCTGGCCAAGAAGTTCGGCAACAAAGGTATTCGCTACCTGATTTGGGAGATAGTCACTGCCTGTGACGCAGGTCTGGGTATCGGGCTGTTCCCCATTCAGCCGATGGCGAACTACTACACCGGGCCGCTGTGCCGTCTCGTAGTTGCGAGGTTCGATGTATGGGTGGAGATATACTGCGACGATATGGTCATCTTTGGCCACGATCCGAAGGAGATATGGAAGGCAGTGAACTTCGTCCGTGACTATGCTGATAACGTCATGTGCCAACCGCTGCATGACAATATCGGAATACAGGTTATTGACGAGAAGCACCGCCTCGACTATGTAGGCTATCAGTTCTTCACCACAAAGACCTTCCTGCGCAAGCGGATGAAAAGCAGGTTCAAGCAGAAGATGCATAGGCTGAAAGACCCGATGCGGCGTTACAAGACGGCTACAAGCTACAAAGGCTGGGTGATGCACTGCGATGGATTCAACCTCTGGTGCAAGGTAATGGGTATGAAGTCATTCAAGGATTTGCAGGTGCCCGCCTTCAATAGGACGGATGCCGATGGCAAGCGTATCATGGAAGGCACGAAGGTGTCTGCCTCTATGCTCTGTGACCGTGAGATAATCTTTCTCGATGCCGAGTTTGGCGTGAAGTCGAAGTATAACAAGCCGGCCACCGTCGTACAGGTGGAGGAACGCGGCCAGAAGTATAAGTTCTTCACCAACAACGCGAAGTTGACCCAAGTGCTTCAGTATGTCGCCGATCAGAAAGCCTTTCCTTTCCGTGGCACGCTGAAACGTGCCAACACAAGCGGTCTGCCAGACTATGTGATAGAATAATCATCAACCCCCAAAAGCAAATAATATGGAACCAAAAAAGACAATTTTCACCGAGCGCCCCGCGCTCATTGAGCCGGAAGGCTCTGTTGCCCGTATCAACTTCGACATCGAGGAGAGTACGGAAGTTGTGAACCAAGGTGAGGGCCAGGAGGCCGAGACGCGCACCGTCTTTCTCGCCCATATCGTCCGTGTGGAGCAGCCCCTTACCGTTGACCGCATCAAGGCCGCTTTGCTGGAGGCAGGCTTCGACGAGTTCAAGAGTGAGGAGCAGGCCGCTCTCACGCTGTTGTCGGAGGTGCAGAACGGCAAGCCTGTCGGCGACGAGGTAGCCCTTGCCCGCCGTATCGCCCTTGCCCGCATCAATGCCTACGACCAGAGCAACGAGGTCAACGGCTTTACCATCGGGCAGGTTAAGACGTGGCTCCCTGCAGAGAAGAGAGCACAGCTGAAGCAGCGCTTCCTTACTGAGCAGGCCCACAATGTGGAAACCTCTAACCTCGTCATCGAGGAGCTGGGCGTGGCCGTACCCCTTGCTCCGGAGGCAGGGCTGCAGATGCTCGACACCCTGGAGTTCTACGCCATCCAGTGCTACGACCGCACGGCAGCGCACAAGGCAGCGGTGACACAGCTCACCGACGTGTCGGCAATCCTCAACTACGACTACAGGGCCGGCTACCCCGAGCAGCCTGTCTTTGGTGAATAATCCGCAAAACCCTTATACAAGGAAATATGAAAAAGTCAATCATTCTCAGCCTCTTGCTGGCGATAGTCAGCATTATGGCTACGGGCTGTACTTCCTGCCAGTCCGAAAACAAGAAGCAGGAAACCGTGTACCATGACTATGACGGTGTCGTGCAGGACTTCACCGCTGGTGTCTCGCACATTCAGGCCCTTCATCGTCAGAAGATGTACAACATTATCCAGTTCCTGAAGGAGCAAGGCCACGAAATCGCCCTGAACAACTATCAGTGGCGCAACTCGCTCGTTATTCTCAACGACACCGTGACCGCCGAGAACATCGACGACCTGCACATTGTCAGCATCCGCGACGTGTTTTACTATTGGAGCAACAAGTTTGGCCCGCAGGTGCAATACATCACCGACCACGTAGTCTATGGCACGCAAATCCCATACCCTATTAGTGACGTGTGGATTGAGGACAGAGACATGAGCAATGCACCTATCAAGTTATCGGCAGAGGAAGCTCTCACACGACTGAAAGAATGGAACGGGCTCCTACCTAAAGACTGCAACTTCATCATTCTTCGACTACCTGTAGGGCCAAAGGATTGCAACCCTCAGTGGACTTTCGGCGACGTAGGCGATGTATTGTTCATCGATGCGGTGACAGGTGAGATACGGACATGGAACCCCGCTTTTTCCGAACCTAAACAGGAATAGCTATGGTAACAGCAATGCTGATATTCTCTATCCTCTTGGTCGTGTCCTACGTGGGCACGGCCATCTGGAGCAAGGGAGAGCTGCCGGAGTCCGTGTCCGCAATGGTCTATGACCTGCCGAAAGCAGGGCAGTGGCTATGGACGCTCTGGCTATTCCTCGTAGCCTTCTGTATCGCCCCTGCCTTGCTGGAGGCCATGCCTGAGAGCTGGAAGTTTGTCGGCTTCTTCACCGTGGCCTGCCTCGCTTTCTGTGGAGCCATGCCGTTGGTGAAGAACGAGAAGAACACCGCCCACTATGCGCTGGCCATCGCTGCCGGCATCCTCTCACAGGTCTGCGTGGCGTTCATCAGCCCATGGTGGCTCATAGCATGGCCGCTGTATGTCGCTGTCATCAGCTTCCCGGTCTTTCCGTGGAACATCGAGAAGCGCATCAGCGGCAAGGGAGTGTTCCTTATCGAGGGCATCTGCTGGCTGACGCTGACAGTGTGCCTCATAGTAAGTAGAATCTAAAAAAGAAGAAAGAATATGCCAAACGCTATCTCCAATCATTTCTGCATTACGGCCATCCAAGAGGGAGTGACCATACAAGGGTCGCTGCGCATCAGCGGCACGTTGTCGCAGAACTTCAACGCCAATACGGGCAAGGCTATCCCCAACTGGAAGGCGACGACCGACGATCCGAATCCCGACCAGCCTATCGTGTACCTCGTTGCCCGCCGTGGCGTGTCCTATGTCACTGCAGCAGGCATCAATAACGGGCAGTGGCTCTACAACGATGTCGTGATAGAGTTCGATGCACAAGGTAAGAGCACGAACTTCAAGGATGCCGACAATGCGCCGCTGTTCCAGAAAGGGACGACGACGGCCAACCTCGGCGGTACGACATATTCCGTGCCGTGCCTGACGGTTATCAGCAACCTTGCCTCTGCCACGAATGTTGACCTTGACACCATAGGCTTCAAGGGTAGCGTGGAGGTAGCAGGCAAGCAGATGGCCTTCCACTGCCAGGTGGACGTGAAGATTGCGCAGATGACCTCGCAGGGCTTCCTCGGCCTGCTCTCTCCTGAGTCGGCCATCATCAGCTCGCAGGACCAGTCCGTGACTA